CCACCTCATCACTGACACCCCGCTCCGTAATGCTGTAGGGAATCTGCGTGGTGTCGATGACCAGCTTATGCCCGTCCGGGATACTGCCATCGTACCTTCCCGTTTCATACAGAACATTGTTCACATAGTGCTTCCATACCGGGTTCGTGCAGGGGCCGTACACCGTCACCCTGCATGGGCTGTCCCCGTGGCTGTCGCTGTCGATCATGAGGGTGTTCTGCGTCACGTCCGCATAGGCATAAGTGTATTCGTAGGGATATATCTTCCCGCCGATGGAGAGCGTCCCGCTGTAGCCGGAAACATTTTTATAAAACTGCCCCGTTGCCGTAAAAGCCACCTCGCAGTCCAAGCCTGTGCCGCCAGTGATCAGTTCGCTCTTTGCGATCTCCGTCATCCGCACCGGGACGCGGAATGCCTCCTCCATCTCATACACGAGGGTCAGCGGCACCGCCCGGATGAACCGGGAGAATGCACGGTAATTCACATAGGCATTCCTGCCTCCGAAAAATATCCGCCCGGTCATCACCCCCTGTGAGAATAATTCCTCCAAAGGGATGAAGTCCGTGCCGATCTGTTCATACTGCGTCCCGTCCTTATAGCCGAAGCCGCCAATGGAATGGAAAAAGGACGTCCGGGCGTTCAAATCCCATGACACCCCTTCCCCATTAATGAGTTTGAATTTCCTTATCATGAATACGCCTTTCCCAGCTCCCGGTTCAGCCCGTCAGACAGTTCCCCGACCAGTACCCCGGAATCCAATACCACCTGGCTGTTTGCCAATCGTGGCAGATATTTAGTGACCACCTCATACATGGCATCCAGCCTTGCCGCCAGTGAAGTATTTCCGTTCCCGCCATTCCCGACTGATGAGATGCTCTCCATCGCCCCCACCCCTGGGATGAGCATTCCCGCCAGTTCCTTCATGGGGCCGGTCAGCTTCCCTAAATTCCCACGGATGCCTTTTCCGAGTAAATCAATCATGTCAGGCATAAAAGTGTGGAAGTTGGAAAGCGGCCCCTCGTCCGGCTCGGAGAAATGCAGGAAGGAGGCGATTGTTCCCGCCACATCCTTTACGCTGTCCACAAGGCCGCTGATCTTTGACTTGATGCCGTTGATCAGCCCGCCGATGATATCCTTGCCCCACTGCAATGCCTGTGAGGGCAGGCTCTTAATGAAATTAATAGCCGCATCGAATCCGCTCTTCACCGCGCCCGCAATGCCGCTCATGGCGTTCTTGATGCCGGAAAGCAGGCTGTTAAACACATTTACCACCGCGTCCTTCAGGCCGCCCACGATACTGGTCACCGTGGACTTGATGGCGTTCCAGACGGAAGTAATGACTTCCTTTATCGCATTGACCACGGAACTGACTGCGGATTTGATGGCTTCCCACGCTGCGGTGATGGCGGATTTGATAACCTCCATAATGGAAATGACCGCTGACTTGATGGCCTCCCATGCGGCCACAGCCACATTTTTTATTGCTTCAATCGCAGAGGAAACCGCACTCTTGATGGCTTCCCATGCGGCAATGACCGCAGAGCGTATCGCCTCCATTGCCGTGGAAATGGCATTCTTTATCGCCTCCCAAGCGGAGATCACCACATCCCTGATGGCGGAAAGCACCGCCGTCACTGCTGACTTTATCGCTTCCCATACAGATGTGATTACATTGCGAATCGCCTCCATTACCGTGGTGACGGTATTTTTAATCGCCTCCCACGCACTGGAAAGGAAAGAGCCGATGGCATTTGTAACAGTCTCGATCACGGTCTTTATCGCATTCCAAACCGTGGAGACCACCGTCTGTATCACATTTAAAACCGTGGTGATGATGGTCTTGTAAAACTCGAACCGTGCCACGATGAGCGTCTTTATCACATCAAGCACAGTTTGGAAGATATTTTTGATGCCCTCCCACAGCCCGCTGCAAAAGTCCTTCAATCCGTTCCAGATGGCCTGCGCCGCCCCGGTGATGGCATTCCAGATATTCGAAAAGAAGTCTTTCAGACCATTCCATACCGCAACAGCCGCATCTTTGATAACATTCCAAAGGTTGATCCAGAACTCCCGGAAACCCTCGCAGTTATTCCACAGTGCCACGAAGATGGCAATCAATGCAGCTATGGCGGCAATCACTAAGGTGACAGGGTTTGCCGCGAGTATTCCCCACAGCGCACTCAATCCACCGCCGGTACTGGACATGCCGCCGATCAGCGTGGGGATGAATGTCATGATGCTGCCCACCGCAGAGACCACTTTCCCGATCACGATAAGCACGGGGCCGATTGCCGCCGCAAGCAGGCCGATGGTGACGATGGTGTTCTTCGTCCCCTCGTCCATGCCGTTCAGCTTATCCACGAATCCCTGTATCCATGTGACGATCTGGCGGATGGCGGGCATGAGGATTTCACCAAAGGAAATGGCAAGCTCCTGCAACTGGCTCTTTAGGATGGTAAGCTGCCCCGCAAGGTTATCCTGCATGGTAGCCGCCATCTCCGCCGACTTTCCGTCACAGTTTGCTATGGCGCTGCTCACCTTCTCAATGTCCGCAGGGGCGGCGTTCATCAATGCAAGGAATCCTGACATGGCATTCTTACCCACAAGCGCCTCTGCCGCCGCTGCCTTCTCCGATTCAGACAGCCCGCCGAAGGCCGTCCTGCAGTCTGCGAGGATGGCGCTCAAATCCCTCATGCTCCCGTCCGCATTGGTGGTGGCAATGGTCACTTCCCCGATGCTCGAACCGCAGATTTTCACTTCCCCGGAAAGGTTGCTCATGATGGTACGGAGCGCAGTTCCGGCCTGCGTGGACTTGATGCCCGCATTGCCCATCAGCCCGATTGCCTCTGCGGTATCCTCCGCAGAAAAACCAAGCGCCCCGGCAATGGGCGCACAGTATTTGAAGGTCTCGCCCATCATGGAGACGTTGGTGTTGGCATTGGAGCTTGCCGCCGCAAGGATATCCGCGAAATGCCCGGAGTCTGCTGCGGTAAGGCCGAAAGCGGTAAGGGCATCCGTCACGATATCGGAAGTGGTCGCAAGGTCCTCCCCGGAAGCGGCGGCAAGGTTCATGATGCCCTCGATGCCGGAGAGCATATCAGAAGTTTTCCAGCCGGCCATCGCCATGTAGTTCATTGCCTCGGCTGCCTCCGATGCGGAGAACTTGGTCTTGCTCCCCATCTCCCGTGCCTTATCCCGGAGGGCATCAAGGTCTTTCCCCGTTGCCCCGGAAACCGCCCCGACCTGGCTCATGGCGGTATCGAAATCAGCCGCCGTCTTTACCGCCATTGTGCCAAGCCCCACGATGGGCGTGGTCACGGTCTTGGTGAGGGTAGTCCCCACCCCGGAAATCTTATCCCCTAAGTTCTTTAAGTCCTCGCCCACGGCGGCGATCTTCTGCACCGCCACCGCCGACTGGTTGGCCTGTTCTTCGAGGCTTCTCAGCCTTTCCTCGGTCTCGATGATCTCCCTCTGCAAACCATCGTACTGCTCCTGGGTGATCTCCCCTTTCGCCAGCGCCTCATTTGCCTGTTCCGCAGCCGCTTTTAAGGTTTCCAGCTTTTCCTTCGTCTCCCGCACCGCATCCGCAAGGAGCCGGTGCTTCTGTGCCAAAAGTTCCGTATTGCCGGGGTCCAGCTTTAAGAGCCTCTCCACGTCCCGTAACTGTGACTGCGTGGTGCGTATCTCCCCGTTTACCCCTTTCAGCGCGGCTGTCAGCTTTGTGGTGTCGCCGCCGATCTCCACCGTGATTCCCTGTATCCTTGACGCTCCCACCAAAGCACCTCCCCATAACGAAAAAAGGAAGCCCAAAGGCTCCCTGAAAAAATGCGTAAAAAAAGACACCTGCTGTTATGGCAAGTGCCTATGTAAAAAATCTATTTTGTTTTATCTACTGATGCAGCAATCCCTGCAAGCTGAAATTTATCTGCATAATGTCCTGATAAGATTTTTATATCTTTCAGTTTGGTTATCAATATCTTCCTGCGTTACTCCGTAATATTTATACAGGCGTTTCATCATCTCATCCAGGTCTTTTGCCGCCTTATCCCCGCTAGCTCCTCCACCGATATATCCATACTTCGTCTCAATTACAACATCCAGCCTTTCATTTATATCCGAATATTCTTTAATATACTTATGCATATCAATATCAAACAGCTCTTTCGGAACAGCCATAGCTTGACGTAATTGCTCTTTGCATTTTTCTAAGTATTCCATTACTGCTTCCGGCTCTTCACTTTCAAGCGGAGG